ATCTTTGACTTCGAGAACCCGAGCAAAGAGGTCTTCGATAAGCTGTCCGAGTTCCGGCAGAACCAGATCAAGTCTGCTACTAACTACGCAGGCTCCGCTGTTGAAGCTATGCTGACTGGTAAGGCAGCCCCGGCTACCACTACCGCAGTCGCTGAAGACTCCCCGATCTAACGGCTAACGCCCCCGCACAGGGGGCTTACCACTGAGGTGTAGCATGAGTTCATATGACTCAAAAGTAGAAAAGGGCCGGGCCTTCCTGTCAGAAGGAGACAAGGCAAACGATTCAGCAGCGTCTTGGGAAGTAGAGACTAAACTGCACCGCTACGGTGGTGCCTGCACCTACGCAGGCTTGTCCATACGTGCTGACGATAACAATGTGTACTTTGATCTCAGCGCAGGTACTCCGGCAGAGTTTAAGAACAACATCCAAACCTTGTTCAATCTGCGTGACGTTATTGATGACATGATCGAAGCAATGTTTAACAGCAGAGTTGCCCGTTCTGATATGCTTCTGAAAAAGCGAGCCGAGCGGAACACCACCAAGTAGTATATACTACAAAGCAGGAGTAGCGACATGGGTGAAGCAATCTTATTTACGTATGCAGGTCTGTTGTGCTTCGGCCTACTGGCTATCACAGTTAACTTCCTTGAGAGCGCGTTAAGTGCTGTTGGAGGGAAGAAGTGAAAGCCTTAATAGATGCTGACATCATCCCTTATGAGTTCGGTGGAATGGTTCAGCTTGAAAATCCTGATGAACCCCTTCCGTTCGAGATAGTGAGGAAGATGGTTGATGACAGGATCGAGTACATCCTTGACCAGACCAACGCCGACGCATACGAACTGTTCCTTACTGACAGTAAGTCCAACTTCCGCAATGATGTGGCTACCATCTTGCCTTACAAGGGGCACAGGAAGACGGAGAAAGCCTACCATTGGGAAGCTATCCGCCAGCATCTGATTGATAACTACGGCGCTGAGGTGCAGTACGGTATCGAAGCTGATGACAGGCTTGGGCAGGAGCAGTACAGGGACTACCTTACCTCAGGTTCAAGAGGTTCGGCTGACGGGGATGAGTTGTGGTACGAGTGCCAGACCATCATCTGTTCTCGTGATAAAGACCTCAAGATGATACCGGGATGGCACTATGTCTGGCCAGCAGGAAACCAAAAAGAGTCAAAGTTCTTCCAGAACGAGACAGATGCTATCAGATGTTTTTATAGCCAGCTTCTTACTGGTGACTCTACCGATAATATCCTTGGTCTATTCGGTGTTGGAGCTAAGTCAAGCCTTGTCCGAGCCATTCAAGAGATGGATGAGGAACAACTGATGTTCCAGCATGTACTGGAGGCTTACGAGAAACGCTTCGGTACCTACGCTACTCAGTTCATGTACGAGAATGCGCAGCTTCTGTGGATTGGGCGCAGTCTTGATACCTCCCCTGATGTGGAGATAGTTGACAGGCTGAATGCTTTACTTTGGTCTGCTGCAGGGCCTGCTGTTGATGTGTTGGAGAGTGATGATGGTTGATATGAGATTCTGGGGTTGTAAAGGTGGTGCTTGTCCTCAACAAGAGCGCTGCGCAAGGTTCTTAGAGCGGGATACCGATGAACGTCCCCATACTTTGTACACACCTCCGTACAACATGTACAATGATGGTATAAAAACGGAGTTCAGGTGTGGTTACCAAGTACCGAAAAAGCAAGACGAAGAAAGCTAAGTGTCCAGCAGGTTACGACTCACGTCTTGAGTATGACCTAGCCAACAACGAACTTAAACAGTGGGAATACCACCCAAAAGAGAGAGTGTCTTATGTTATCCAAGCAAATTACGAACCTGATTTCCTTCTTGAAACGCCTTCGAAAACTTTTCTCTTGGAAGTCAAAGGCCGATTCAGGACAAGGAGCGAAGCAAGCAAGTACATCCACGTCCGCACAAGCCTCGAAGAAGCCCGCAAAGAAGGCGGCAAAGAAAAAGAGCTGATCTTCTTCTTTCAGGACTCCAAGAAACCAATGCCGGGAGCACAGCGCCGTAAGGATGGCACCCGGCAGACTCATGGCAACTGGGCAGAGAAGAATGGATTCAGGTTCTTCTGCCTACGCAAAGGATTACCGGCATCATGGGAAGAGACTATATAAAACACAGGAGCTACTTTCAGGTAGCACCTTGCGAGAGCAGCCCTGACAAGGTGGTTCTGTGTAACCAAGGTTTTAGTCTTCGTGATGTGGTGCTGATCACCGAGCCAGTCATGGAGGCTAAGCTGCACTACACATTCAATGTGTACCTAAGGGTCAGCTCTGCTCCTCCGCTTCTCTTCGTTTTTGAAAAGAAGACTGACTGCCTCGCCTGCCAACGAGAGCTCACCAGAGCTTGGGCAGGAGTGGGAGAGTTCTCTAAAGACACAGAGGAGAAGCAGGATGGACAGGAGCTTATCCAGTAACGTGGGGCGGAGGTCTCACGGAATGGAAGAAGATGACTGGCGTAACCTAGCGCTTGCCTACGACACATGGAATGAAAATGCTGTATGCTGCGAAGGGGAGTGGTTTGTAGACGAAGACGTAAAAGCGTTAGTCAAAGATATTTTCGACTGTTATGGATTATGGGACGAGTTCTACGACGCTCCAAATCTTGACAACTACCGACAAATGATAATGAATAGGTGTTAAAATGACTGAGTTTAACAAAGAAGAGTTTGCCAAGAAGTGGGTTGAAGCGTTACAGAGCGATGACAGCGCTTCCCTTTGTGCAGAGCTGTCCCTGACACTGCCCGAGCCTCGTACTGTTGAAGAGAGTCTTGATCTTCTCTTCGCCATCGAGGAAGAACTGAAAGCTGTAGCGATGGAAGAAGAGCAGCGGTCTCAGTTCATGAAAGAATTGGAAGTCACAGTCAATCTGCTCAAAGAACTGGATGCTCTGAACAAAGCTGTTTCTGTCTTAGCGGCCTCCGAGGATGAGGAAGAGACAACAGAGGAAGTTGTTGCCAGCGAAGACTCTGAGGTAGAGGCACCTGCCGATACTACCGAGGATGGCGTTGCCCTTGCCGAGGAAAGCGAAGAAGGGAAGTAACCTGCTGGTTGCGCTGGAGAGGGGGCTGGGCTATCCGGCTCCCTCTTTTTTTTTCTTTTATTCAGAGGTGCTTATGTCTAACGTAACTACTATCAATGGTCGTCTGTGGTTGACCAAAGAAGAAGTGTGCAGGAATATCTGCGATGATCTTAAACAGTCTGACAAGATTGCGATGGTTGGTATCAAGGGGGATGGGGAGCTGGTTATGTACAGCACAGACGCCATGACGCCAGCGGAACAGGTGGCTGCAGCAACGTACATGTTGAGGGCAACCACTAATGCTCTTGAGGATTCAGGGAATGTTAGCCGTTTCCACGAAGAGTTCTTTGAATAAAAAAAAAACCCCTGCCGGAGTGATCCAGTAGGGGTTTTTATTTAATGTCTTCCATCGCCTAATCTGTTGCCAAAGTACAATCCCATAACCCAAGCAAACATTTCTGTATGCCAAGGAGTTATGACTATGCCTTTGAACTCCTTCCATGTTGTTATTGTAGCATCCGCCGTAAAAGGCCAGAACCCTTTGTCCAAAGATTCATAACCAAAGATGACAGACGGATACAGCTTGTCGGCTATGATGTCGATAGGATACATCCACTGATACCACAGCACCGCGAAGTATGGAAGGGCCACAACACACAGAGTAAGCGTGATAGCTATGAACCTGCGTGTGAATTGGAATCCTTTGTTCTCATACTTACGTGCAGTGTCAGTAACAGTTGCCTTAGCATTCAATGCTTTCAGCTTGGCCTCTTCAATGGCCCTGTCGTTCTGCATCTTTGTCGATACCAGCCGCAACACTGCACCTATCACCGTCGATATGACGGCAATCACGACGCTTGATGTCAGCATATCAACTCCCTAACAGTTTGGTAAGAGCCGCAGGTGCTCCTGCCATCTGTCCTATGATCAGCGCTATGACGATTGTCAGCCTGTGCTTAAGCGCACCAACCTCTATGTTGACGAGCTTAAGCTGATCATTGATTGCCTCTCTCCAAGAGTGGAAGTCAGCCTTCATAAGGTTTAGGGACTCTGTCAATGTCTGTATCTGAAAGTTTGTTTGAAGTTCTAGTTCGCGTAGTCTTAGTTGATCTTCCATCCTTCGCCCAATCGTTATTGACTGGTTGGGTTTATCAGAAGATTCCGTAGATCGGGTCTCTGCCACTGTCTTCTCCTGCAGTAGTGTCTGCATAAACAGGTGCTTCTGTCTCAACTGTTCCTGATGCAAACCTTATCAAGTCTTCTTCTTCAGGAGTCCAAGTGTTGCTAGACTCCCCTGTTGTGGAATCCTCTGCACTCGCTTCGTCTTCGTCTTCACTTGTTGCTGTTGCGACGTTTGTCTCTTCGACTACAGCGTTTATAAAAGATTCCTCATCTTCAGTCCATTGAGGGCTATCTTCCTGCATTCTACCTGCCGCTTCCTCTTCAGACTCGGTAGGTTGAATCTCTGTATCACCCTCTGAGAGGCTCTGAGGAGCCGCTGACGGGGCGTTTGTATTTTGCTGTGCATAGCTAGCAATAGCCTTCAAAAAGTCTTCTGCGTTGAACTCAGACAGGCTCTGCTTTGCGATAGCGTATGGGTTTGCCGTGTCATACGGCTGGCTCGGAGTCTTAGGAGCTCCTTGGGCCATGTACTGTTGGAAGTGTGCTTCAGTTTCAGGGCCGTCCTTACCGTCAATGTTACCGTAAGGAACACCGGTGAGGTATTGCAGCTCTTTGACTCGGCGAGTGGGGTAAGGGTCTTGGAAGTTACGCAGGTTCTTAGCGGCTGCCTCCCAATCATCACTCAATACCTGCTTCCTGAAGTTCTTTGCACTGCCAAG